AATTCAGCGATGAAATGGTTAAACATGGCTTTAGCTATAAAGGCTCAAAGGCTTTATTTAATTATTTAGAGCAATTAGAAGAAGATTGCGATATCAAGATTGAATTTGATCCAATAGCTTTTAGATGTGAATACGTTGAATATGAAAGCCTAGAAGAATTAAACAAAAATTATAACGAAGATTATGACATGCAATCTTTAAGTGAAAATACACAAGTAATTGATGTTGACGGTGAAAGATTAATAATACAAGCGTTTTAATTAAATAAAGGAGTATAAATACAATGAAACTACATCACACTAAATACAAAGAAAATTATAAACAATATATCTTAAGTACAATACAAACAGATGGTAATGATCAGCCGATCACAACGGAAAGAGAAAAGATAAATTATATCTTTAATAGATTTCATAGTGAATATGGGTTTATGGTGCCTAGAGTTGGTAAAAGAAAAGCTTTAGCGGAATGGCTTAGTGGATTAGCTTTGGATATTCCGTTTTATTATCAAGATATAGTTGAACTTGCCGTAGATATGGGATCAATAGAGCCTAATCCTAGCGATAAAGTAATAGAAAGAGTAGAACAAGGTTATTGGGATTTTATGGCTAATATAATATTAGGCTTCAATCCAGATCCAACATCTAATTAATTAAATAAAGGAGTATAAAACAATGACAAAAACAATGTATGAGTTAAAAAAAGATTTAATTGAAGAACTTAACGATAATAAACAAGAAATATTAGAAAATGATGAATTAATTTATGAATTTATTGACAGTAATGTACCAATTATGAATTATGATTTATTAAAATTAGCTTGTGATGATTTATATTTAGGTTTTCCAGATGAAGAGGGTATTTCTGAAAGTGCCGACAATGCTTATGACATTATTAAAGCTAATGTTTATTGCGAACTAATGACAGAAGCTCACACTTGGCTAGACTTAGCTCAAGAAGTTGCTTAATTAATTAAATAAAGGAGTAAAAAAGTATGCAAGATTACGACAAAGCTCAAGTAATAATCCATAAAAATATGGAGTATGAAAAGGAACAAATCCACGATCAATTTAAAAGTATTAATGTACCTGTATATTTACATTTAAGATTATGTGAAACAATAGAACAGGCCATGTTCGCAGCCCCAAATAAAAAGGAAGCTGAGAAACTAGTGCTAGACGCATTAAAGGATAGCTTAGCGAGGGTTAAAACATGACTTATAAAATAACTGAAGTACGAATATCTAATTATTATGAAGTAAGAACACAAACATATTCAGATAAAAGATTTAATGTTGATCTTTTAGCTTGGCAAGGTAAAAAATTGCGTGTTTATAACAGAGCTTTTGCAATATCTAAACAAGACGCAGATCAAGAAGCTAAAGAACAATCCAATTTATTTGATGCTAAAATAGTTGAGTTTTTTATATGACACAGACAACATTAATACTTATTGCTATAATATTTGGCTTAATTATTCTGGGCTTATGTGTTCGAGATTTAGTTAGAATATTTACAGACCATAACAAACAATGACCACAATTATAATATTTATAATATATGTAATTGGTGGGCTTTTAATAGCTTATAAACTTAATAAGAAAGGTAAAAAATAATGAAATGGATAGATAATAATACAATTAGTCTTGAGTGGTCTGTTGAAGATGTTGAACAGCAATTACAAGACAGAAACAAAAATGAAAATCTGAATATTGAAGATTGTAGACAAGTACTTGAAAGATGTTTACGAGGACATGACCCAGAAATGGGAATTACTTGGGATCATTTAGATTTATACATAGATCAAATAATAGAAGAAAGAAAGGATAAAGAATAATGAATGAGGATAAAGCATTTCAAACAGCAGATAAAATTTACTGGGATTTATTAGATACACTTGGCGGTGATTTGTTTAATAAATGTGTAGTAAATGATCCTGAAACAGATGGAACTAAAAATACTGAGTTAGGATCAGAATTATTTGAAACAATACTAAGTACATTAACGGAGGATAAAGAATAATGGATTTAGATGAATTAGAAATAGAAATATCAGTAATTTATAAAGGCGAAAAGATAAATGTTGATATATCAGACGAAGCTCTAGAAAGTATACAGGAAGATATAGAACTAACTTATAATGAAGAACACAAAGAAATGGAGGAAGAATAAATGAAGTGTTTAGATTGTGGATGTGATGAGGGTACTCTTTTTAAAGAGTTTCAAGAAAACCCAAATGAAAGTTATAGTTGGCACGATTTATCAATGATGACCGAAGTTTGCGTAAGTTGTGGAAGTGAAAATATAAAAACAGAAAGTGGTGAAGAATGAAAGAAGTAATAACGTGTCAAGAATATAATCAAAGAGGTTATACGAGATATAGGAAAGCCGTTGACAAATATAACCCTAATGAGGGGGGTTTTCCTTTCCTTGGTTTTTATATATTTGAAAAAGCAAATGGAAATGGAGAGCCAAGAAACTATGGCTATGTATTAATAACTGACCATTCTTCAAGATGGTTTAGGACTAAAAAAGAAGCATACAAAAGATTGGAGGAAGAATGAAAAAAGAGAGACCAAGAACTCTTAGAGAAGCAATAAAAGCAGTACAATATGCGAATTATGAAGTAACAATTACTTATATTGCTAAGTGGCATTTACCTAATGATAAACAGGAAGCAATAAAACAAATAAAAGAAACAGCATACGAAGGGCTTTTTCTAAAAGATAAAGATATAAAACTAAAAGAGAGCGAGGAAGAATGAAAAAATTTAAAGTTATCGAACATACTAAAGAAGTAAGATTTTTTACTGTTGAAGCTGAAACACAAGAACAAGCAGAAGAAATGGTTTTAAGTGATTGCTTGAGTTGTGATGATGTTGAATATCACGATACTTATTTTGACACAAAGGAGTTAAAAAAATGAGTGAGGGCGGTATGATAGAATATAGTATCTGTTCAGAGGGCAATACTAAATTTATATTTACAAGTTTAGATAAAACAGAGGTTAGAACCTTAATAAACTTGCTAAATACGGCACATAACAAATACTTACTAGAAGCTAAAGGACTTACTAAGCCTTTATCTGATAGATATTTTATAATGGAGCATTAAATGAATAACGAACTAGCAAAAGACATTTTACAAATGATAGAGCATGCACAAAATAATGTTGATAATGGTGGCTCATTTAGTCAATATGTAAAATTAATAGAGGGTATTAAATATTTGTGTATTGGTCAAAAAATGAAAACTTATCTTGATAATAAAAAATAATGGATATCATAGACTATGGTATGGTTTTTTTTTATTTAATATTATTAATTTATTGTAGATGATTAAAATGCCACAATTAACTTGTGATTGCTGCAAAAAAAAGTTTTACCCAATAAATAGAAAAGATTTCTCTTACCATTATGATAGTAATGGTAGGGAAGTTATTGTGTGTACTCAGCGTTGCCAGATGGTCGTACTTGCAAGTATTGAATTTCAAGTATTACACCTTTTGGAATAACTTGGGATCTACCAAATAGATCATCTTCGTTTTCGTGATCTTTATCAGCAGAAATAGTGACAAATTTATCATTTTCAGTAATTAAATAGCCTAAACTATCAATAGTACAGGGTACAGCTTCCATTAATTCGTCTTTAGATTGCCAAACTGATAAGCTGCACTCATTAGTATCAAGCCAGACTACATTTACCATTGGAAATATCATTAATGTATCGTCTCAAATGTTTCATCGTCTAAATGAAATATAGTTTTAGTATTTTTGGTAAATTCTTCATTGACTACCAAGTCGAGAAAGTTGCGAGCTATAAAATAACTAGCCATAGCACGGGCTACCTTTTTTCCTTGTTTTCCAAAGGCTTTTAATACCTCAGTTTCAAAAAAGAATTCTGTTAATTCTTCAAGGCTAACTTGGTCAAGGTATTCATCTGATTCTAAACGAGATTGACTGGCTTTTGGATTCAATTTTGCCATTATATGTAAAAATTAACCTAAAGTGTCGTTAGATGCAATACCTGTCAGCACTTTATTTTGTATTAATGTGTTCTTAAAGCACTTTATATGGTAAAAACTCATAGGCCAGAAGCAATCTAGGGTAAATTTCTTAGATCTGACCACAGGTTGTTCACACCATCGGCAAGCACCGATAATTTCTTTGTTTTTCATGTTGACTTTTTGGTTAAATTTTGTGTAAAATAAAAGAGGCTTATATATAGATTTTGCTTTTTTTAAATCTAGGCTTAATGGCTTTTATCTGTCTTTATGCCATTGGTTTTATATAGATTTAGGCATAAATCTCAGCCTAGCAGGGCTGTTTTTTATTATACTTCTTTCAATTCAGCCCTGTTAAAACTATCCCACAACAAAGCTAAATTAATTTGAAAATTTTACTTTTTTTTGTACTCTAGATATTAATCTTTTACTAACACCTAAATCAATTAGATTAGTAATAACAATATCTTCTAAATTTGGAACGTGTCTTAACCTAGATTGTCTTTTTCTAAGTATTCTAAATATAACCAATACCCAATGATACAAATTACCTTGAAATACATTTTTTCTTACTGAACTTTCACTATCTAATAATATTTTAATATTGATAAAGATATCTTGTATATCATTTAAATAATTTATAACAGTATTTCTTCTAGTTGTTTTTGGAAGATCTAAAATATTACTTTTTTGAAAAAGTGGGCTACCTTTGTGTAATAATTGACTGCCACCTAAGTAATGATTTTTACCCATTATTTAACTCTTTTTTATTAAAACTATCCCATAATAAAGCTGCATAAATCTTAGGATCTAGTTTTCTTTCTGTCCAGTAGGGCTGTTCACCCATCCAATGTAGGTAATGATGACATATACCACACATAGGAACTACCCAATTATCGTCTGTTTTCCTAGACATTCCACCACCACCTTTAATAATAGTCAAATGATGGGCTTGAATATCTTCTGTATCACCACATTCAGAGCAAGGAAAAGTTCTAACATAAGCTAAATGTTTAGGTGATCTGATTGGTACAGTCTTAGCTAAAGCAAACTTGCTATAATCTATGCGTTTACGCTTTGCCATTTCGCCTGATAGTACTTGGGTCATCTTTTAGACCCATAGGGTAAAATGCTTCATTTAAGGCTGTTTTAAGCCTACTTGATGCTTTCCTTGATGATACCCCTATTTTTCTAGAATATTGCTTAATCGTGTACCCCATGCCACAAATATGCTGTAAAGCATCGGCATTTTTCTCCCCAATGACTGAATTTATATAATTCATCTTA